AATACCAGGTCTGTTGCCTGGAGTATCAAGTTCTCCTCCAACAGGATAACCTTGTGTAGGAAATAAGTCTTGTAATATGTCAGCAACACCTTGATAGTTAGGGAGGCCATTGTTGCTCAATGATGAAATATCTAATTGCACACCGATTATTGCTCTACCGTCCACATAACCTTTGGTGGCGGCATCTGTGTTGCCTGTTGGGTCACCTAGGCCGGTGATTCTTGCTGAACTTTGAATTTGTATAATATTATTGTTTGCTCCAATACTCAATGAGCCTGAAGATGTACTAATTAATCTTGACGCACCGGTAACTACAACTTGTGGATCTCCTGGTACAGCAGGATTTCCTATTCTTAAATTAGATAAAATTCCAACAGTTTGTAAACTAGAATCTACAACACCAGTGCCTAATGTATCTCCACTCAACACATCATCAGCACCAACTTTGAATGCTTTACCAGTGGCAACACCAAAATTGATATTTGATTCCCATCTTTCTGTTGCAACATTGGCATCATAGGCATATCTTAAAGTCTTGTGATTGTTTGAAGTTGAAAATAAATCTATCCCGCCACCATCTATACCTGCATCATTTTCAACAGGTGCATCTAATTCATCGACACCCAATCCAATGTTTTTGTCTTTTACACGTAGATTTTCAACTTCAATCGAAGTTGTTTCGCCTTCAACAGTTAAGTTTCCTGAAATTCTTACACTACCATCAACATCAAGATTAGTTGTTGGGTTTTCTTTCCAAATTCCAAAATATTTTTCACTTGCATCAATATGAATTGCAGTATTAACTACACCGCTTCTATCTATTTTGAATTTAATATCTGCATTTGTCCTGTTGTTTCTTAAAACTAAAGCACCCGACTCAACTTTTAATGATCCGTCATTGTTTAATCCAACTGTGATTCCGTTATTGTTTTGTACAGTTAAAGATCCTTGCGTGATGTCGTCTACATCATCTCTTAAAAAACTGGTTGCTGGTACTGTTGTTTGATTTACTAATAATGCTTCTGCTTTAGTGGCTGTTCCTACATATTTAAAAGTGTCATCCACAGCATTAAATCCTTTTTGTAGTGTTGCTGTTGGATTTGAATCTGTAACAAAGTCTGTTAATAATTCTCTGTTGCTCACTGCTGGTGTAAACACCACATTAGAATATGCACCTGCAACTGCGCCTTGCACATAAAACATAACCACTGTGCGTGTTTGATTCTGTGTGTCTAACACACTGATAACATCAAATCCTGATTTTAATTGAGTGCTAGAATAAACAGGGCCTGCCAGTATTGGGTTACCTGTGCCGTCAAAGAAATACAACTGCTGTCTTGCAGTATCAATCCAAAGGTCACCTGCAACTGCATTAGGTATGGTTGCAGACACTGTGGTTCCACCACTAGAAGTGAATTGGCTTCCGTTGTAAATCTTTAATTTATTTTCTGAAGTGTCATACCACAACTGTCCTCTGATAGGATTTAATGGTGCTGATGAATTAGAAAAGTTTTCTAAAACTTTGATAAAGTTTTCATTTAAAAATTCGCCAAAGCCACTGTAATTTTTTCCAATCAGTGTAAGATCACTGCTGGTTGTATCTACTGTGCCGTCTACTAAATCAGTAAGAATACTTCCATCAGTTTTGTTTAATTTGTATGACATGTTATGCTGTTGCTCCTGCGTAAATTATGTAATTCAAAGTTAAAAATGGATCCATCACGTTGAATGTTTCTCCAGTTGCACCTGATATTCCACCTGATGATGACAAAGCCTGAGCAGTGTTAATGCCTGTTGGTCCGTTGTATTGAATTACTTCTGGATCTGTAGGTGCATCTGCAATATTTCTTGTAACATAAAATTGATCTTGATTGTCTGATCTTAGATTGTGTTCGTGATCTGGAAGTTGTTCTTTAGTAATATTTTTTGTTTCTGCTCCGCCAAATCCACCTAAACTGTCTGCCGCAACATCCACTGTGATGTCTGCACTTGTTCCGCCCATGTTGTCTTTTCCTAGCACTTGTCTTCCTCTTAAATCTGGTAATTTGAACACACTGGTTGTGGATGGTGTTCCATATTGCAAACCAATCACACTGTACAAAGTGGCATACGTTGATCTATTCACTTCTGAACCATCACACAACAACCATCCTGTTGGTGAATTTGCTCCTGCAAACGCCATCACACTACCAACTGGTGGTGTAGGCACAGTATCCACAATAGTTTTCACTGTGGTTCTAAATAATCCTGTTGAACCTTCTGTTCTATTGATCAACAACTCGTCTGTGTTTTGTGATGCATCGGTGCTTTGTTTGTTTGAAATGAAAGCATTTGAAATTGAAGTGGTAAAAGTTTTTAAAGTTCCACCGGTTGAGCCATCAAACGTAAAACTGTTTGCTGAAACATCACCATCCATTGCAAAAGTTGTAGCACTTGTAAATTTATTCGCCTGTGTGGCAACTCCATTTACAGAGCCACTTAGATTGCCGTTAAATGCACCGTAAAAAGTATTTGCATGAATATTTAAAAATTGTTTATCTGTGGTACCAATGCTGTATTGTAAATTACTATTAGGCAATATTGCATTTATGTTTAAATTTCCATTTGATTGTATGCTGTTTCCTACGTATAAATTTTTTGCTACACCTAAACCTCCAGCAGTGGTTAATCCTCCTGTGCCAACACTTGTAGAATCTTCTGTGCTGTCTGCAATTATTTTACCCGTTGCTTGAACATTTCCTGCCACTTCTAATTCTTGTCTAGGAGCAGTTGTGTTTATTCCAACTTTTTGTGTTGAATCAACACGCATCACAGTTCTACTAACTCCACCATCATTTACTTTAAAGTCTATGTTGGCTCCTGCTGTTTGATGACTTAATACTCCTGCTTGTCCTTCCACACTCAATTTAAGTGTGCCACTTAAACCAACTTCAATACCTGAATTATTTTTTATTCTTAATCCAAAATCTGATGAACTGGTTGTGTCTGATCTTAAAAAATTGTTTGACGGAACTGTTTGATTGCCTACCACAAGAGCATCGGCTTTTTCTGCTGTGCCGTACAATTTAGGAACACCGTCTCCTTCGACATCAGCAAGACTTAGATTGATGCCCGGTTTTAAACTGCTGTATCCAGCAATGTTTGATTTAGGAGTAAATGCTTCTGATGACAAAATTGCTACAACTTTGCCTGCCACTTGAATTTTTACTATTGAATGTTGTAGATCATCTGTACCTTCAATAGATTCAGGTTTTGTTCCGCTAGATAATCCAGTACTGAATTCAGGACCTACTAAAATCCATCCTGTGCCTGTAAACAAATAAAGTTGTTGATTACCTGTGTCTACCCAAAGATCTCCTGTGATACTTTCTGATGCTCCTGGTTGGTTTCCACCTTTTTTTAAACCGCCACTTGAAACCCAGTTGGTGCCATCATAAACTTTTAATTGGTTTATTCCTGGAGTTGTATCATACCATAATTGACCTTCGATTGGTCTTGAAGGTGCAGAGTTTCTAGCAAAATTTTCTAATAAATGTAAAAAGTTTTCACCAATTACTTGTCCATAGTTGTTGGAATTTTTTCCTGGAATACTTAATGACGTTTCTGTGTTTGCCACTCCATCATCTATAGTGATAGAACCTTTGTTTGTTTCGTCAGTAAATTTTATAGTGTATGGCATCTATACTATTCTCCTAGTAAACCAGATAAACTTTGTATTCTCACTGTGTAATCAATTTGAATCAGTCTGTTTAATGATTTTTGAACAGGGTGGAATATCACATGTGTTAATAAATTTCCTGTGCCTGAATCACTGTAACTCACTAAACCTAATTCGTCAAAAACATATGTACCTTCAGAATTTGTTGCATTATCAACAGCATCTTGTCCGTTGGGCTCACCATAATCTAACAAACAAGTAACCAAGACATCTGTGTAATTTGTTCCGCTTAAATGTCTTGTTTCAATCTTATTTCTTTGTGGATCTAGATTTGACACTGATCTATCATCAACAATTTTTGTGTAAGTTTGATTGTAAAGACTGGCATTTGTGCCTGTGCTGTTTGGGGTCAAGTATGTGATAATACCTGTTGGATCTATTGACGTTCCACCGTTACCAAATGCCATAGAATTTATAAATCCTTTTCCTGCATTAGCAATTGATTCAGCCAATGCCACACTCATATTTTCATAGTGGATGGCGTTTCGTTTATTCACATAAACCTTGCCCGATTCAGGGTCATGTATCTTAATATGCCCTTGAATGCTAACTCCGTTTTTGTCTCTAATTTGTGTCATAATAATTGTTTTCTCCTTGTATTTATTGCGGCAGAGTCACTTCTTTTTCTCGTAAGAAATTTCCTATGCTATTATTAGATTGTGCTAGTGTTTTTGTGGTGTTTTGGTCAACAATTTCATTCCAAATCAGACCAACACGTCTAATAACTGTTATTTTTGTACCAACAGGCAGATTTTCAGTGTTAGTCACGGTGAATGTAGTTTCGTTGTCATTGATGTTTGTCACTGAATACTCTGCAGGCAGGGTGATATCCGCTTCTGGACTGTCTTGATCTTTGGTCACATCAAAGGACTGAATAGCATTTTTACGCATTCTTACTCCGCCAACAAACAGTTCAAATTCATTGACACTTTTAGCGGCCCAACCCAACTCAAATGTGCTGTTTGAACCATCAAAAATATATGTTTGAGTTATTGTTTGATCTTTGTATGGCACTGTCTGATTAGCACTCTGCTCAAAAACTTCTGTGGTGATTTCATAAGTTTCCTTGATACCAGTACCTTTAGTACCTCTTTTCAATTGACTCACTTTATTTCCTTCATCTATTCTGTAATATTCTATTCTTTCACCATCTATAAACAATACACCAGGATTTAGTTGGCTGGTGCTAGGTGTTGGTAATCCATCTGTGGTATTCAATTCAATTGTTTTATCGTAATAGTTCAATGGCTGGGCAAGATAATATCTTCTATCATTACCTAACCTTCTGTAAGTGGTAAGGTTTGTCATATCTTTAAATTGTCTAAATCCAAATTTTGTAACAAATTTAGGTGAACTGAAATGAACAAGATCAATTTGATCGTTGTCTGCTATTGGCGTCCCAATTTTAATATACATTTGATCATTGGTCACTTTATAATCAACACTAGGTGTAAGTTTTAATCCATTAACAAAAACCCAAACGTATTGTGCATCACTGGCTGGTCTTCTCAATTTAATTCTACCATTTCGCAATTGATTCAAGGTATAATAGTCTTCCGAATCAACTTGAATAGTTTGTCTAGCAACTACATCAAAATTAATTCTTTCAATTTTCTGTACATCATGATTACTAAATTGAGTTACATTAATTATGTGTCCTTGAGATGGTACTGAATCGAGTAATAAATTACCATCACTGTCAATTTGATAATCGCCATCGGACAACACAAACACTTTCAGTAAATCGCCTGCCACAGCAGTGCCAATTTGTAATGACACACTGGAGTTACCTGGATTCCATCTATACTGATTGGATTGTAATTCTACATTATTAACATAAACTTTCACATCTTGAGCTCCTGCAGAACCAGGTATTTGTTGCCAATTTGGCAACTCATATTCAATTGCATTGGTTACTGTGAACTCATAACTAAATCCTGGATTTAAAACCAGACCATTCACTTCAACAATTGTGTTGTGTCCAAGTGGAGTTGCATTGAATGGTGTTTGAGTCAATGCATAAGAAGTTGAACTTCCATCTGCTACAAACTGATCATGCGACACTTCACTAAATGTTTTGCTGACACTTGCATACACCACAAATGATATAACATCACTGCTGGCTGGTGCAACATTGAATCTTATCACTATTCTTTTATCGTCACTATAATTTTCATCACTTTCAAAAGTGGTAAAGTCTGTGGTTCTAACACCATTAACAGTTGCATACACACTGAAAGAATCTGAATATGTTGCTCTTGTAAGGAAGTCAACTGTGCAACCATCACCCATTAGTGTATCTATATCTAAAATAGATTCTCCATTGTTACTCATTGTGACATAATTCAATTTTGAATCTGTTGCTGGTGCAGTGTCAAATATTATTTTTTTATTTTGGAAATCAACAGTGTATTCACTTCTGTCTATCATCACATTATTAATTGTGATAAACACAGCGTCAACACTTTGTGGGTAATCTTGGAAAGCATATTCTACAGTAGCGCCATCACCAACATGATTGTAACTGCTTATTTTTGATCCTGTTTCTCCGCCTCTATCAAAAACTTGAATGTCTAAAGTATCAAACACATGTCCTGGTACAAGTTCCTCAGGGCCTTTTGATGTTGTTGCAGTGATAAAACCATCACCGTCCACATTGATATCTTCTGCTTTTGTTCCTGTGGCTGTGGTATAACTCAAATTTCCACCTTCCATCAAAGTATCATATGCTGTAGGATCTGCTAGGAAACTGCCGTCACTGGTTGACTTTCTCACTTCAATCACATCATTGTCTACAACAGGTACTCCAAGTGAAACTAAATCAATTATCTGTGTGGTACCATCTCCTGTGATACTGGTCATAATTGCATTAGAATTTAGAATAGGTGTTGACCCATCTGATGGATAATTTGGATCGTCAATTCTTGTGCCATTTCTATAAACGTTGTAAACAACACCATTTTCTAAAGGTCGTTGTAGTTGTAACGCAGTGGTACTTCCATCCACTGTAAAAGTTTCATCTTCGAAACTTTCATCATACACGTCCCATGCACCTGTCATGTAAGGTTTAGAATCATTGTCGTATCCTGAAGCATTAACAAAATCTAAACTTTGAATTTCTACTCCACCGTAGTCCACACCATCAACCAATTGAGATAACTGTTTGCCTGGCATACCTGATGTTGGTTCATAAAACAATTCAATTCTGTCAAATGCTTGAAGCATGTCTGGATCAATGTTATACTGTATTTCTATCGATAAGCCTACAGCAACAGGTTGCTCAAAAGTTATTCTGCCTTTGAATCTTGCATAACTTTTTGTTGTATCTTTAACATTTTTTATAGAAAATTGAGTATCAAGCACTTGTAAGCCATCGACCTTGATAACTGTGTTGCTATTGGTGATATTCATTGGCCATTTTAAATCATAGTTTATTTGTCCTGTACCACCTTCAAAAGTTTCAGTTTTTGTTAAAACATCTTTAGTAGAATTCTCTGTTGTAAACAGTCTGGCTATTCTATCAAATTTTGTAGTGATGTGTGTGGATTTAATTAAAGAATCTCCTAATACAGCATACAATCTTGCTGTGGTTCCGTCATCATTAAAATTTGGTATAGTCACTGTAGGTGCTGACAAATATCCACTTCCTTGTGTCAAAATATCTACACGTGTGATAACTCCAGCTCTCACAATTGGCTTGGCTGTACAACCTGATCCACCACCACCTGTGATTGTTATTTGAGGATTTTGTCCATATCCTGTGCCACCGTCTGCCACTGTGATTGAAGTAACTTTAAAACCAACATTGTCTTTCCAATGCTTGTCTGGATACGTATCTGCTATTGTGCCAACAATTGCACTGTCTTTTACAACAGCACTGATTGGTTGTATTTGATTGGCTGAATTGTATCTTGGTGCTATATCAAAATCAGTTGTTTGAATATTGGCTGGATCAGTTTTGTCATAGGTACTAACATATTCACGCACTTTGGTTTTGTACGGTTTGACTTCATTGATGTAATCTTGATAATTTGCAAGATTATCGTTGTTGAATGTAACTTTTTGAGATAATTCACCAACGTTGTGTTTTGCTTTAACAAAACTTGTTTTGATTGCAAAATCATTTATTTTGTTTTCACTTAAACTGTATCTTAAACTGCTGAAGAACAATTTGTTGTACTCAACTTTTAAATCATCTATTAATAATTTGTCTCTAATTGCTTCTAGTATTATTCTTGTTTCCAATGTTGGAATAGCATCATAATACAAAGTATCGTAGCCGGCACTTTCGTAACCCAATGTATTACTAAAATCATATAAGTTAGTTTTTAATTGTATTGTTCCATTTTGTTTTCCAATAGTTTTGTAGTTTTGAGTATAATCGTCAGTGTTGACATTTGCAATTTTTTCTAACAATAACCAACCACCCGATCCAACGTTTTGAATTTTTATTACTTCGCCGATTTGATCATCTAGTCCTTGTAATTCATAAGATTGAAGGACACTGTAATCTATTGCAGTAAATTGATTGTAACCGGTGTCATACCAATCTGCATAATCCCAATACAATTGGACATTGATACTTTGTGTTTTAGTTCTGTTCCATTCTTTGCCGTTAAACTCATATATAGCCCATTTGCCGCCCAAGTTTTTGTCACTGGATACCAACACAGCATAGTTTCTTATATTCACTGTTGTTGATTGCTGATAGCCCGATCCTTGTTTTTTAACTGTGGCTGAATCCACTTTTCCTTGACTGTCAATAGTGATTTCAATCACTGCTCCATTACCTTTGCCAATAATTTCTACTGCTGGCACTCTGGTGTATCCTGCACCTGGATTCGTCACTGTCACCGACATAATTTTTCCGTCTTCGACACTGATATTCAAAGATGCTGTTGATATGTTGGCAATTCCAACGAAATTTAGATCGTCCACACTGTCTACAGTTTTGTCAAACAGATTAGTATTAGTGCTAGGTGCATCTTCAATTTGTAAAAGCGATGAAATATCTCTTGTGTCTGCAATTAAATTTTGAACTAACACACTGTTAGTTCTTTCTACAAATTGTTTCAATGCTTCTATTCTATTTTTAAACCATGATTGTCTTGGACGCAACAATGTACCGTATCTCAATTTTTCACTTAAATCTATATCTGGTACAAAATTTCCAAAAGCATCACTGCCCACAAGACTGTTAAACCAACTTGTTTCTATGTCTGCTGACGGCACGCTGTTTTCATCATTTTCAGTCATCAGTTGATATTCTGTGTGTACATTGATACTGGTGTTGTCAATGGTCCAGAATCTTACACTCAACACAGTGTCTTTGTTGTCTAGTAAATCTGCACAGTTTACCAATCCGAATTTGTTAGGTCCATAGAATTGAATGTACTTCATGCCTTGCTGTTGAGGATTCTCAATTAGTTTAGCAATAGTTTCGGCACTGATTTTTCTACCTTCTCTGTTTGGTACTTCTGATTTATTTTTTACCCAGTAATAATATAAAGGAAGTTTGCTTTGAGCAATACTGTCATATCTATTGTAAATTACATATGCATCATCGCCATATCTAGTTGTTCCTGATATTCCCAAAGATGCTCCATTTTCTCCCGAAGATAGTTCGTCCCATTGACTTGGTTTGTATATACTTTCTACCCATTCGTACACATCGATAGATGCTCCTGCAAATAATGAATTAGTATTATTGTTGTTGTAAATTAAATCATTTTGATATGGATATTTGTAACTTGCTTTAGATATGTCCCACCATATTTTTCCCACTTGATCACTATTCCAATGATTGGTTGTGTCTATATTTCCCAAAGTGCCTGTGTTGTACACAGCAGGATCAAATGGAGTTTTGTATGTGATTTCTTGTTCTGCTGGTCCAATTATTTTTCCTTGCAATGCATCTACATAATCCAATGTGGTGTAGATTTCATTTGTTTTTTTATTATATAAAAATACTGATTTGATTTTATCTAAATTTACTGTATCATGTGGCTGTCTAATTTTTCTCCAAGAAGTTGTGTTGTCTCTTCTGTAGTCAAGGACTGTGCCCACACCTGTTCCTGTAAGTTGTAAATCAAGTAATGCCAATGTGATGTGGTTTTTTCTAACCACAAAATTGTCTCCAAAAGAATCTATTGTACTGTCTGCATAATAACTAAATTTTTCTCCATACAACAATTTGCCATCTATGTTATTGAATACGTGTACAGTGCCCACTCCTTTACTGCTTGTCACTATCAAAGTGTCGCCATCGAAATCTAAGTTATCACCAAATCTTTCTGATTGTGCTGATTCAGGTGTTCGCAGTGTTTGTGATAATTCAAACTCGCCATTGTTTTGTTTCCATATGTAAACCAATCCCGAATCTGTATTGTTGGTGTCATCACCCGGTGAACCTACAGCAATTAAATTACCATCATCACTGACAGACACAGATGTGCCATAAGATGTTTCATTATGTGGAGGAAATAATGTTTGTGTGTAAACGTAATGTCCTTGTTTCAGTCTGAACACGTGCAAGTCTGTTGAATTTCCACTGTACTCATCACTAGTAATAATCACTGCACCGTTTTTAGATACATCAA